ATACAGGATTATAGTAGGGAGAGGATAGAAAAAACCCCGCAGATCTCTAGGAAATCTGCGGGGCCAGTGGGCTCAAATCACTGTGTCAGGAAACCTCTGGTTCTTCCTCCTCTTCTTCCCACTCGTATACCCACTCTTCAACGTCGAGAGGAATCTCATTCTCTGCGACAAACTCCGTAGCGGGGGTGGAGTGAAGAAGGCCCACGGCTCGCATGATATCTTGTGCAGCACCGATAAGGTCGATAGCAGGAGCCCCAGGAGAAGGGAATGCTTTGCCTAGTGCAGCAACAAGATGCTTACGAGAGCGGCGGAAGAGAAGAAGAAGGGCTGGCGCAAAGGGGAGGATCTGGGGGAAGATGGTGCCTAGAGCACCGATCCCAGCCTCACCAATAGCGTCAACATCCCATTCGATTCCCCCATCGGTAGCACCTCCTTGAGCCTGCCCAACAGTCAGAGGCAGCGAGGGAGCGCCAGCGGCGATATCCTCCTCCTCTGCGATGACGAACGCGCCGTCACCATATTGCTGCTCAAAAGCAGCCTGCTGGTCTTCGTCCAGTTCCCCAACGAAATCCTCGACTGGGAAAGGGATAGCAGAGTCGGCTCCAGGGACGAGGAAGTCCTCATCAACGAGACGATAAGATCGCTCTGACACACAACTGGCAAGACCAGCTAGTGCAAGAGCGCCGATTAGAGTTTTCATGACATTAGCCTCCGAGTGAAATCATCATCGGACCCGCTTTGCTCATCCTTGTCAGCAGGGGCGGGTCGCTCTCGCACAACACCTAGTTCGGGGCGAAGGTTCTGTGCGGCCTCCATAAGAGTATCATACTCCTCCACCTTCACGAGGCCGTGAATATCGTGGAGGGAGTTCATCACCTCGTCCACCTTCTGACCGCTGCCAAGCTCACTGCCACGGGGGCGGAACATGCTGCGGTCATACTTGGGCCACTGACCCTCCTTGAACATGGACACCTTGAAGTCGTGACCGATGGTCGTGTCAAGGATACCGTTCTCAGACTTCTCGAAGAGATCTGCGTAGTCGGGGTCAAGCATAGTCTCCATGATCTTCTGGAAGAGGATCATGCCGATGGAGAAGATCTTGACCTCCTCAGTCTCACGGTCGAAGACGTTAAGGTAGTAGCGGGAACGGGGCTTGATCTGGCGAGCAAGGTCCTCGTCCTCCTTGGAGCCCGTCTTCCACAGAGCGTAGTAAAGCTCACACATGGGGCACTTCTCCCCGTGAACCTTACGGCAGTGGTAGTTGTGGATGGTGCCGTCAGGACCAGGAACACGGTGGATCTTGGTCTCGGCGTAGAAGGGCTTGTCGCTGCCCTCAGGGGCAGGGAGGATGCGAACGTAGTGATCGCCCTCCTGGACACGGTAGAACTTCTTGAGGAAGTCCTGGTCGCCTCCAGAAGCGGCCTTGGGGTTGGTAAGTTGTTGGTGCTTCTCACGAAGCGCGTTGAGGTCGATAGCCATAGTAGTAGTTTTTGGTTCTGTGTTGGTATAGTAGGTCAGTCATCAGCCTTTTGCAAGTTGAATCTCGGCTCGGCTGTTAGCAGAGATCTGGACGAGCATGTCTTTCTTGGATTGCATTCCAGAGACAAGGGATTTGAGGAGTCCTAGACGGCCCTTGCGGACTTCGAGGTCCTCCTTGAAGATATATAGTTCCTCTGAGGTATTCACTCGCGTCATAACTGCATCAACAGTAGGACGGGTGCCAGAGGACTTGAGTTGGTCAGCAGCCTCACGCTTGAGTTCGGCGGTCATCTTCTCCAGCTTGGCCTCCCACTTAGCGACATCCTGACGAGCATACTCGTAGAGGCCAGAGTAGTAGGAGAACATGCGGGGAAACGCGACAAGCTCATCCTCGATGCCGTGGCGGTCCACCTTGCAGAGGAAGTCGGCCAGTTCGACGTAGAGGTCCCAGTCGAGGTGTTCGTAAGCGGTGAGGAGGTCAGAAGCGCGGTCAGTCATAGAGGTTGTAGAGTAGTTGGTAGAGTAGTGGGTTTAGCTGTTGGAATAGTAGGAGTCCTCGGGTGGTTTGCTCAACCAAAAACTCCTGATTTGTGGTGATATCTGAGTAGGGGTCCTCGTCGTGTGTTCGTAGGCCCATGGTGGACCAGATGATGTGCCAACTCTCGTGGATGAGAGTCTGTCGCAACATGCTCTCGGAAACGTCAGGGTCGAGCCGAACCTCTTGTAGGTCGAAGTCGGTCATGCCAAAGCAGGCATCACCGTCCACCGTAAGCCCAGGCTCAAAGATGATGGGGAAGGTAGCCCACCCCATGTTAATCTCTAGGCCATGGGTTTCAATCTGCTGTCTCAGGTTGTTGCTCATGGTCGATCTCTTGCATCACCAGCGTCTGGTAGCTGATCTGCATTGGGATGATGAAGCGAGCCTTGCCATTCCTGGCCTTCATCACATAGGCTCGCATCATGCCCTCATCGAACTCCTCCTCGTCTTGGTTGAGGCTGATCGCTAGGTCAACCACGCGGAACTTACCGTAGGAGTCTCCCAGGTGTTCGTCGGTGATGACCCGTGCGCCTCGACCTGCACGGTTGGTCTGGGTAGCAGTCCAGACGAGAAGGTTCTGCTCCACAGCCAGACCACGAAGCTCCTCTGCGATGCGCTGCTGCGCCTCGTATTCGCTCATGCCTTCACGGACAGGGCGGAGAAGCTCCATGTAGTCGATCACTACCACATCAGGCTGGAACCCCTCGTAGCTCTTAAGCTGATTCAGGTAGGCTCGGATCGTGTTGATCGTAGCCATACCAGTGGGGAACTCCTTGATGCGAAGGTCAGACTTGGAGAAGCGTTCACGCAGGATCTTGTGGCGCTGCTTGAGCTTGCTGCGCTCAGTGGCGACCTTAAGGTTACCCTGCGGGATAAGGGTCGAGATGCTGTCGAGGCGTTGAGCAACGCGGTCCTCGGACATCTCTAGGCTGACGTAGACAACCTTGAGGTTCTCGATCAGGTGCTTGACAGCCTGATTAGCGAGGTAGAGAGACTTGCCCACTCCTGGCGGTGCTACGACCATCGCCAGTTCTTTACGACCGAGACCTCCTCCAGTCAGTCCACGGTCCAGAGTGGGCAAGCAAGTTTTGATGTAGTCACCCTCGTTGACGGAGAGCAGGCGCTCCCATCGGGCATCCACATCATTGAAGTAATCCTGACCAAAGTCTTGGTTACGAGCGACGAGCAGAGCGTCCTTGACGGTCTTCTCAATCTCATCGAACCGACCCTCCTTCATAAGGTCCACAGACTCCGTGATGGCTTGCTTCATGCTCTCTCGCTTGGCGAACTTCTCGACTAGTTCAATGACAAAGTCGGGGTTGGCCGTGCAGGAGGTGTCGAGCCGCGAGATGAGCGCAAGCTCATCCTCATACTCATCCATCGATTCGCCCTGACGCTTGCGGTCCTTGCAGAACTCTGTAAGGAAATCGTCAGTGGGCAGCTTGTGATACTTCGAGAAGAAGTCCTTGACGCCCTCGAAGAGGGTCTGGTGGATAGGGTAGTCGAAGTATTCCGACTTCACCAGAGGGGCGATCTCGTTGAAGAAGCTGATATCCGACTTCGCAAGATGAAGGATACCTCGTTGGATATTGTCAGAGAATGAGTAAGCCATCGTCGTAGTATGTAGGTGTCAGGATTGGAGGTTATGGGGTAATAGTAGAGGATTGTGCCTTGATTGTCAAGGCTTCCTCTTCTTTTCCCACTGGCCTGAGGCAACGGCCTTATCGACCCAGTCACGTTTCAGACCAATGTTCTTGTAGGGGGACTTCTGATCGTCCATACGGCGCTTGGTGATGTCCACAAGCTCCTCTTGCGTCTTCTTTGCAAGCTCTTTATCATTATGGACCATGTTGTAGCGCTTCCTACGGTTGGTGTAGCAGTCACCCTTGAAGATGAGCGTGGGCTCAGAAAAGTGCTGTTCACAAGATGCCCCGCATTTAGGGCAATCGTCCCTGTCAGGAGCTTCTGACATGGGTGCCTCGACATGCCAGTCGAGTTTACACTTCTTGCATCTAAAATCGTAGTAAGCCATTATTCTTCCCAATACGGGTCATCCCAATCAGGGAGGTCCTCAAGCTGATCTTCTTCGTCCATAGTAATATAATAGGGCCCAGCACCCGAAGATGCTAGGCCCTGTCAGAGTTTTCTCGTTTCAGGCCCCGCAGTCGCCGCCATCTAGGGCGCAAGCTTCTGCCGTTTGGACCTCGGCTTGGACCTCCTCTTGGCCCTTCATGTGTAGATCAACGTTCTCCTTGGTCAGGGGGATGTGCTGTAGAGGCTCCATACCCTTGCTGCCTGCCTTATAGACCGTGCAGCCTTTCATGTAGGGGAGGTAGTCGATCATCTCGTCTGAGAGCTTAGAGCCATCGAAGTCGCCTGGGAGATTGATGGTCTTGCTGATGCAACTGTCAACATATTTCTGAATTGTTGCCTGAACAGCTAGGTGCTGGTCTGGGGTCACATCGTAGCTTCCCACAAAGGCTCCTAGAGGCTTCCCTGCATCGTAGTATTCTTGGAACAGAGGATCAACCACTACCTGCTCCTTCCACACGTTGCCTTGTCGCCATCGGCGCTTATACATGGCTGAGAAGATAGGCTCGATGCCGCTGCTGACACCCATGAGCATCGAAATGGTGCCCGTTGGTGGGACCGTGAGCATAACAGCGTTGCGGATGCCATGCTTACGAATGAGGTGTCGGATACGGATTGGAAGGCTCTTGGCAAAGTCCTCTGCCAAGTATTTTTCGGCATCAAAGGCCGGGAAGGACGACTTGTCCCTAGCAAGGTAGATGCTTGCCTTGTAGGCCTCGTCGCGGATGGTAGAGAAGAGGCGCTCAAGGAACTCAAGGCACTTCTCGGACCCGTATACGAGGTCTAGTTGGATGAGCATGTAGTGTAGACCCATCACACCAAGACCGATGCGACGAGAGCGTTGACCGACCTCCTTGCACTCAGGAGTGGGGAAGTGGTTGACGGTGAGGACGTTATCTAGGAAACGAATACCTGTGCGAACAGTTCGTGCAAGGCGCTTCCAATCCACATCACCGCTCTCTTGGTCCACCATGTTAGCCAAGTTAATGTTACCAAGGCAGCAGTTACCATAAGAGGGAAGGCTAATCTCGCCACAAGGGTTGGTCGAGGGCAGTTCTTCGAAGTATGAAACATTGGTGTAGCTATTGGCTAGGTCGATATTATAGATACCAGGGTCGCCACTCTCTACACTGTTTGTCCAGATTCGATCCCAAAGCCAGCGGGCCTTGATATCCTCCTGTGCCAGGACCTCGAAGGTTTCAGTCCAATCCACACGGTAGAACCCTTCGGCACGACCGATAGCGTCATCCTCAGAAAGTGCGATGACATCTAGCTCACGCTGCTCACCCTTAGACGTAGTGGCACGGAGCCTGTAGTTGTGATACTCACGAGTGCCGTAGCGGAAGGTCCAGGGCTGGTCCAGTTGGACTGCCTCCATGAAGTCGTTGGTGACAGCAACACTAATGTTGAAGTTGGTAAGCTCACCTTTGTCGAGCTTGACAGAGAGGAACTCTAGGAGGTCAGGGTGGTCCACGTTCAGGATCCCCATAAGGGCCGTGCGGCGGTTTTTGCCACTCTTGACATGATCCCCGATCTCGTTGATCATACGCAGCACAGAGACGCTGCCAGGGGCGCTGTTGGACACGTTGCCGATATCGTCACCCTTGGGGCGGATCTTGGAGACGTTGAAGCCAATACCACCACCTGCACAGGAGATCTTATACATGTCAGCAATAGTCTTGCCGATGCTCTCTACGGTGTCCTCTGGAATGATGACATAGCAGTTGAGCAGGTTGTGGCGACCAGCGTTACGACCAGACCCGTAGATGATACGGCCACCAGGGACCAAATCACCGCTGGAGATGCTGTCGTAAAATGTCTTCTCCACGTTGGGAAGATCATCAGGATGCTCCGCAGAAGCAACAGCACGAGCAATAGCCTTAGCACGCTCAGACCACTTAGTTTCGCCAGGGTAGGCGTATCGTGACATAAAGATCTCTTGGCCGAGATCGGTAAGCTTCTTAATCATGAGATTCGGGACACTCCTTCTTGTTTGATGATCGAAATCTTCTTGTGACCTTCCATATATGAGGCCAGATGGGGGTTATGGGTAATGACGAATACGGTCTTGTCCTTTCTGAGTTCGTATAGTAGGTCTGTGAGGCCCTTGATGCCATGCTCGTCTAGGTTTTCTGCAACCTCGTCAAAGAACAGCACGTTGGACTCAGTCCCATTAGAAACAGAAAGGATGGATTGAAGCGCCAACATCACAGCGAGGTTGACCTTACGCTTCTCTCCACCGCTAAGAGATATATAGTAACGCATGTTGCCGCCGACTTCAATATTCTCTACTAATTCGTCGTCAAATGTGAGAGTGATGCTACCTTGCGTTAAGTATGCTAGGTAATAGTTGCACTTCTCGTTCAGGTATTCCCTAACAGTGCGGATGACATACTTGATAAGGCCCTTCTCCGAGAACGCCTTGTCCCAGAACCCAAGCATCTCATACTTATCTTGCAATTCAAACTTTTCCCTAGAGGCGTCATCTAGCTCGGCGCGGGACTCGTCATATAGGGATCGGACGTTTGAGTTTCCACGCACGGTAGACCACTTGGTGTATTCTTGTGGGGTGCAGGGCATACGGACCAGTTTCTCCTTCCATGCCTTGATCTCACCTTTTGCCACTTTGACTTTTTCATCGTAAATGTTGACAATCCTCGCACATCGGTCATAACCCTCTTGGTCAAGCTTTCCCTCAAACTTGGTGCCACAGGACTTACAGGTCCACGACTGATCGGAACCAATACCCTCACGCATGGTAAGTCGGGCGTTCCTGACATCACTGCTAACCTTTAGTAGGTCCTTTAGCTTGCGGATCTCCGCCTCGACGCGCCAGTTGTGCTTTTGGATCTGTAGGATATCGTCTAGGTCATACTTCTGTAGGATGTCAACCTGCTCTGCGCTGATCAGGCTATCATTGAGCATGGTGTCATACTTGTAGATGTCCTTCTGTAGCTTGGTGATCAGGACATCGAGATCTCTGATCTTGGACTTGATCTTGGAGCGACGAGCCTTAATGTCTGCCTTCTTGTTGAAGATGTAGTCCAAGTTAAGGAAGCCATTAATCATCTTGCGCTTGTCATCAGGATTGGCGTCAAGGAAGTCCACCGTTGAGTGCTGGCCGAAGACGGCAGCGCTCATGAAGGTCTTGTAGTCCACACCCAGGGCTTCCTCTAGGGCCTCCTGCGTCCGTGCTGCATGAGCTTGGGTGAGAGGCTCACCGTTACGGAATAGTTCAAACACGCTGGGCTTACGACCTCTACGGATGAGCAAGTCCTCTACCTCTAGCTCCACCATCATGCCTCGCTTGTTAGTAAGGTTCACCATGGCAGACTCGTTACTCTTGCGAATGGTGCGCCCGAACAGACCGAAGACCAGAGCCTCCAGAATGACAGACTTACCAGCACCGTTACTTCCACCTCCATCTTTGTTGATGCCCTCAATACCAACAAGACCCGAACCATACTTGGTCAGGTCTAGCTCTGCTTCGTGGTAGGAGTAGAAGTTTGTGAATCTAATCTTCTTGATCTTCATTCAGCACATCCAGTAGTTGCTTCTTAGTCCAGGAAGTCACTGCCTCGTCAAGGTAGTCCTCGATGATCTGGTCGTTGATGGAGAACAGGTCTGCACCCTGGTAGGTGGATAGCTGCTCCTCATCATAGTTCATTGCGTATTTAATGTCCCAGTGCTTAACCACAGGATAGAGTTCCTTGAGGTTATTAGTATTGTAGGTGCCTACGTCCTCTTTGGCAAGCACCAGACGCACAGAGAAATACTTGCCCCAGTGAGACTCGTCGTTGGGAATCTGGTCAAGTGTCGCTGGGGTGAGGGTCAGGTAGTTGGGACCAAGGTTGAACTTGTGGAGGGTGAGGTCTGTGCCATCGAGGACTCCGTAATACTTCTGTCCTGCATCATGGTAGCAGGTATCCCATGGCGTTCCAAGCACTGTGATGTTACCCACTTCCATGTGCTGGTGGATGTGACCCAGGATAGTCTTGTGGCGAAAGTCGGAAGGCTGTAGCGCACAGTCAGCATCTCCTGCGTTATTCAGTGCGCCATCGAAACCAAAGTGACCAAACAGAACAGTATCATCAGGCCAAGCAGCGGCCAGAAGAGCCTTGATCTGCTCCTCATGCTCAAAGTGCGATACATAAACATGTGATCCTCGATGTGACCAATGATTGTGGATTTCGACCATGCCATCACGATGCAGAAGAGAAAGAATAGTAAGACCGTCGTCAGACTTATTAGCAGAATCATGATTGCCTCGGATGATATGAGTGGGGATCTGAACGTTATCGAAGAACTCTTTTACGTCAAGGATGCAGGCAGGTGAGGGCTTACGCTTGTCGAAGACATCACCGAGGAACACCACACGATCACAACCTTGAGCGAGAGCGTGCTCGTAGAGAACCTCCGCTGCTTGTAGCTGTGCGTTACGCAGAGCAGTATTGCTGTCGTGAAAGTGGGTGTCCCCGATGATAAGCGTCTTCATCAGTGAGTAACGCTCCAG